GCCTTAACGATGATGGGTTGATAATCATACCATTACAACTTCGGTGGGTTTAGAAATTATTATATGAAGTTATACAATGGGATTATCACGAAATCATCACAGAATTAAATATGGTCATACAGCACTCAACTTACTCATAACATAAAAGAGAAGCTCATAACACCGGACCACAGAAATGATTAGGTATATGAGCCAAAAAATTAAATAAGGTTACGAATGAAAACAAATGAGAAATAAAATGGGTATTTGGTTTTGTAGAAAGATATAGTTATTAATAATAAGACGGAGGTAGAATTAGATGTTAAAAACAATAATTAAATCAATACTATGGTGTACAATATTTAGCTGTTTGTTCACAATACTAACTGTTCATGACCCAAGAGCATTTGGTATTGTAGCATTTGTAGGGTTTCTGTGTACTTGGGTGTTATTTAGGTGGGATAAATTTGAGGACTATTTAGATGAGTAAATGTAAAAAAATAACAATGAATAATAAACAATTAGACTTAGGACTAACTGATATAGATAACATAGAATTATCAGGTAGATACAATAAAAAAGATAAAGAAATTATTTTAAAAATAATGAAGGTGTTAAAGTATTGGGAAGATGCAGATATATTTAATTTAAAGGTCAAAATGATGATTGCAGAACACATCCATAATGAAGTAAAAGATGTATACAGAGAATTAGTACCGAGAGGATTATAGAATGATATGGAACTCGGTAGTAAGATAAGACACTTTATGAGTGTAGTAAATGAAATGTTAGAAAAAAGTGAATAGGAAATTTTTTATGAATGGGAATATATATAACACAGCAATCCGCAGTGAGTTGTGTGATGCAATCCACAGTGAGTTGTGTGAGTGTGCCATATGAAGTTAAACATAACAAACATAATAAGTGATTTCTTAGCAAGTAGAATCAATCTATTCTTGTTAGATTTGATGTTATACAGCTTGTTGTTCTACACAATAGGTCCAAGTCTATCAACAAGTCAAATGATATTCGTGTTGGTGTTGTTGGTGATAATTAACACATTGACCAACATTAGAGGTGTAACAAAGGGAATGATTATAGCCACAATTCATAGAGAACAAATGGAAGAAGAAATAGCTAAGATGCTTAACGATAACGAGGAAAACAACGATGAATGATATAGATATGTGGGATGACATTGAAGAAGCTTTTGAAGTCGGTGATATGAAAGAATATAAAAGACTTATGAGTATATTTATACAACAGTATATTGAGGACAACTATGAATAAATTAAATCATTTTAATGTTAGTATAGTAAAATCAATAATGAGAATATCAGGTTATAGTTTGATATTATTAGATATTACAACTGCAGTTATTGTGTTGATACTTTCAGAAGTATTAGGTATTATAGAAGAAATTGTGGAGGAGAAATAATGAAGAAATCCACGACAAAGAGGTTGAATAAGATGTGTGGAGTTGGTAACGAGTTAGATGAAATATTAGAGAAGGGTAGAGAATATACATTAGAGGACTTCGGTGAAGTTATAGCATGGGACGATGAAGGAAGACCATTCATTGCGTACAGAGATAACAAGAAACAACAACAAGAACAACAACCACAAGAACAAAGCTTTGAAGATATAGTTAGACAACTAACAAAACAATATCCTAATGATATGGTGTTGGGTAATAAGATAAGAGAGTTGTGTCTTGAAGAATAACAAGTTCAAAGAGTATTGTAAGAACAATCCAGAGTGGGCTCTAAACGAAGATAGAATTGGACGCCAGACTTGTATTGACAATATTCCAACATTCATTGATGAGATTAGTTATATAGGAGAGCATCCCGATAAGTATGACATTGACTTAATAGCGTATGATAATGAAGATAATATATTTACATACATTGAGGCAGAACATTCTAACTCGTGGAAAACCATAAAGTTTCCATATAAAAGAATGAATGTACCGATTAGAAAGAAGAAGTTCTTTATTAAGTATCCAAATAGTCTGTATGTCATGGTGAATAAGAATAGTACCTGTATGGGAGTAGTACATAGTGAAGACATATTAAATAGCTATGTTAAAGAGGTAAGCAACAAATATAACAAGAGTGGGGAGTATTTCTATTCTGTGAGTTTAGAGGATATAGAGTTTTATGTCTTATAAGGGTGTCTAGTCGGGTGAGTCCAGCTTTGTCAGTTAGGAGGAGTCTATATGTGTGTTATAAGACTACAAGTGAGTGAACAAAGCCAAAGCTTTGTACTTATCAACATATTTGAAAGTTATTAACATATTGAATTGTGGATAACTTGTTGATAACTTTGTAGGTGAGGAAAGGTGTTAGATACTACATATACATATTGTAGAATACAACTTTTCACTATAAAATAATAGTGCGGTCCTCCAACATTGTATCATACAAGTATGTTAAACTGTTAATAACTGTGCGGATAACTCTAAAACATCAAAAAAACATCAAAAAAACATCAAAAAGCATCAAAAAAGTGAAAATAATCCTTGACACGCATGCCTAAAGTGTTGTATATTATAGTAGTTGATGAGAGAGATAAATAAAACAAAAGGAATGAATATGAATTTAAGTGAATGGTCAGATGACAAAAAGAGGTCTATGAGTATGAATGAAACAATAACAGATAATGAGGGTACTGAATGGGTAGAGAATGATTTAGGTTTCTATGCTGTTCTTGATAGTACATTATTGTTTGGTTATGATATGGAAGAAATAAATACTGATTACTTTGTTGAGGTATCAGACTTAACTGATTTAACAACAGAGGAATATAGTGAGTTAGCTACATTACTCTTTGATACTTTCGGTTATGAACTTGGAACAAGATTTCTTTAAGGAGAAATTAAATTAAAATAAACCTTGACTTGTATAGTAAAAAGGTTGTATATTATAGTGTAATCAGAAAGACAATAAAGGAAAAGGATAAAATGATTAAAATAAAAACAGAAATAAGTAAGATAGACAATTTAACGGAGTTGAATGATTTGTCAACTTATATCAAGGAATGTAAGGTTATGTTAGCTAAGACTAATTTAAGTGTGGGTATGGAAGTTTGGGTGGTTCAAAAGACTAAACGTACTCCTGGTGTTATTACTAAGATGAAAATTAAGAAAGCTAATGTTGATATGAGAGGCTCTTCTTATAGTGTTCCCTTCTCAATGATAGAAGCTAAGTAAGTTATGAATGAATTAGAAAGTTTAGTAGAATGAAAATATTATTAATTGGAATAGGATTTATAGTGGTTTCAGTTGTAATGGTAGCTCTAATAGGTGTTTTAATAGTATATATAATGAAATGGATGAATAAATGAATGAATTAGAATGTAAAGAATGTGGTTGTACTACTGAATGTAGTGAAGAAGCAGTAGCTGTTACGTGTTGTTTGTGTGTAAATGAACGATTGTTGGAGAGTTCTGATATATGTTAGAGATATCAGTAGTCTTATTTGATGCGTTTCTGTTTGGACTGTTCTTATTATGTATGCCTGTTGTAGTGTATTTCTTATATGTATGGTTTACTCAAGCTGTTAATGATTTAATGAATGATGAAAAATAATTATAATAAACCTTGTCGTGTATAGGTAAATAGTTGTATATTATAAGTATAAGATAAACGGAGATAGAAAATGGATATGTGGGAATTAGGAATAGTAGAAGTTAATGATAATGAAATGGTTGAAAATAAAGCCAGTTTCAATGTGTATCATTGTGAAGAATGTAATCAGAGTTATGAAATGAGTGATAATACTATATTTTATCATAACGACTTCCCTACATTTGGGGTAGAACGAAAGGTTTGTATTAACTGTAATTAAAGAATTGAGAGATACCGGCATACTTGGGTTGTTTGGCGTCCGTGATCTAGGACTAGAAACTAACTAATAGCCTCAGTCCCTCCCGGTTCTCTCCTCACAATTAAATAGGTTATATTCGTGATGGTATAGGTCTTTATTCCTTTCTACCTATTCATCACACATAAGGGCTCACAATGGTTAACTCCTTTTCCAGTGAGCCCTTTTTTTTGTGCTTTGTATTATCCTTGTATTATACAACTAAAATAGCTTGGATTGAATGACGAGTGGTTATAATTATTTTACAAAGGATAAAGATAATCCTTGACTTGCATGTATAAAAGGTTGTAAATTATATGGGACCTATATATAAAAAAAAAAGAACTTAACTTACACCTAAAGTAACGCTTTAAGTCTGGTTACAAACTGTTACAATTTAGTTCTTGATATATCGCTGTAATATGTGTATATTAGTATAGACGATGAGAGAGATATTTAAAAGATTAGATTTCACACAGACCGCCAGTACGGTGGTTGATGAGGGCCTGAAAAACCCTAACCAAGTTACAAGAGAAGGAGTTATCCTTAGTAGCTATATACCGAGAGATGAAGTGGCTTCATTACCCACGATGTATCTCTCAAGAATTAATTTAAAATAAACCTTGACCTGCATGCGGTAATGGTTGTATATTATAATAGATGATGAGAGAGAAATTAAACAATGATAAAGGAGCTTTAAATGGCTAAAATGATGGACAAGACACCAGAAGTATTATGTGAAGTAGTTAAATCAGGGAATAGGTTTAACGCCGTTGATACTGATGGTAATAAAAGAACTTCTGAAATATCAACAACTACTCGGAAACGAGCGTTTGAGAGTGATTGTTACTTAGGAAGATTTACAACTTCTACTGGGAAATTCCAGTGGAGATTACTTAATAAGGATGAGGTTAATGTAAGTACTCCTTCTCCTACTACTACTGATGAAACTTCCCCTTCGATCGAAGTACCAAGTGAACACGCTGAGGTGATGGCTTTTATACATAATAGTTATGGTCTTAAACCTCGTGGTCTAATGATGAAAGAATTAAAGTGGAAGTATCTTATCAGAAGTGCAGTTCGTGGAAAGAATATTATGATGACTGGTGCTGCAGGTTGTGGTAAAACTATGGCGGCGAAAGCATTAGTTAATAGTTTAGATAGACCTGACTTCTATTTCAACTTAGGAGCAACCCAAGACCCTCGAGGTACACTAATTGGTAATACTCATTTTGAAGAAGGTAAAGGAACTTACTTCTCAGAGTCATTATTCGTTAAAGCAATATCAACACCAAACTCAGTGATACTATTAGATGAACTATCAAGAGCTCATCCAGATGCATGGAATATCTTAATGACAGTATTAGATTATGGTCAAAGGTATTTAAGATTAGATGAACAAGATGGACAAGCAACTATTAAGGTTGCAGAGAATGTTACTTTCATAGCAACAGCAAACATCGGTAATGAGTACACTTCAACAAGACAATTAGATAAAGCCTTAATGGACAGATTCACTATTGTCGAAATGGACCTATTAAATGAATCAGAAGAAAATGATTTACTTACATATATGTTTCCTAATGTAGATAGTACAGTATTAAGTAATGTAGCTAAGATAGCATCACTAACTCGTTCAGAAGCAGGTAGTGATACTGCGAGAATACCATCTGGTATTAGTACACGAACTACTGTTGAATTATGTGGGTTACTATATGATGGATTTTCACTTGAAGAATCAGCAGAGGTGAGTATTTATCCTCAGTATGATAATACAGGTGGTGTAGATAGTGAAAGAACTTTCGTGAAACAAATTGTTCAAAAGTTCTGTGATGACGGAACTACTGATGACTTGTTTAATGATGATGAAGTAGAGAACGCTTCAACAATATAGTTCTCGATTGAAATTTGGCGTGTTCCTGAGAGGTTTATTGTGAACACGCTATTCAACTCCGTAAATAGAAATAAGCAAGATTAAGCAAACTTGAAAGGGTTTTTCGGTTTAGCTAAAGTAATGGTTTAGGTGCTCTGATGTCCATCCTATTCGAGCTCAATTTTTCCGTATATAGTAAATTAACACAATGTCTTTTGATACTTCGTATCTGATATGTGTGTGGCTTTGACTTTGACTACTTACTTTGACTTTGACTACTTACTTTGACTTTGACTACTTACTTTGACTACTTACTTTTTGACTAACTTTGACTTGGCTAACTTTGACTTGGCTAACTTTAAATATAAGGAATGAATATGAACATAAAAGATATAACACAGGAACATAAAGATAAATTGTGGAATGATAATAGTGAATACTTTAAATATGTATTCGGTAGAATGCTTGTTATGTATAAGACTGGTATTGATTATGATTCAGGACAATCTAATAATGTTAATGTTGATAAGTATTGTACTATTAATGATAAGGGTACTTCTGTTCTTATTCAGTTTACTCGGTTACTTATTGGTTATAATGGTATAGGTTTTAATATTACTCCTACTCGATGTGGGTTGATTAGTGAAAGAGCTTCTGTTACTTCTAACTCTGAATGTACTAATGATCATTTGATTGGTGTTACAGAGGTTGGTAATCAAGTTGTTAAAGAATTTATTAAGTGTAACTACGATGTTGATTATATGGTTAATGAATGGTTATATGAACATTTACATTATTGGTTTACTGTTAAGATAACTAAAGAAGAACATAAACAAGAGAACTTGGCTCGGAATAAACATTCTCTTGAAGATAAGATTAACCTTGTTCATTATGACGAAGCTGGGATTAATTTAAAATAAACTTATACACATCATACGACTTTCACGACTTAGCGACGGAGCTGTTATGTGTTTGTATATATTAGTGTTAAAATAAAAATTTCAACTTTCTTAAAATAAATCCTTGACTTGTATTGTTAAAATGTTGTATATTATATTAGTGGTTAGAGATAAAGAAATTAATAAAATAAAGGAAAATGAAATGAAAACAAATTCAACTATAACAATTAACGATAAGACATATAATGTGAACTTAAAGACTAAGACATATCAATATTGTTCTTATGTAACAGCGGCTGGTGTTGCTTCTGTATTAAGACAAACATTAAAAGAAATGAAAAAAGATGGTTTGATTGGTTACAAGAAATTATGGGTTAGGTCTGAAACTTATTCGGGTGGTAACTCTATTGATGTTAATACATATGGTGGAACTAATACTAAATTAATCGGATCCGTAGTTAATCTATTTCAAGAAGGTAATTTCAATGGAATGATTGATATGTATGAATATAATGGTGATAAATTAAATGTCATTATGAATGATACAGGTGAAGTTATGAACATTGGTGTTAAATATACTTTCTATTATAACAAAGCTCCATTTGGAACTGTTGAATATCGTAAAGAACAATATGTTAATGATTGTTTGGGTAAGGGTGTTGTACCAACTAAGGCTGGTGTTGATAATTGGATTTCAATGTATAATGATTAAGATAAAGGAAGATGAAGTTACATTTAAGATGAAAGAAATACAGGAGTTAAAATAAGATGGATAATTTTCTATTAGGTATGTTAGTGATGTGGTTTACATATCCATTACTATCAGTATTACGAGAATTAGTTGCTGAGAAAATCGTTGTTATAGCCGTTGGTTCTGAACAAGATAATAAAACAAAAACAGAAAAACAACCAATTGGATTTAAGGTATGACAGATATTGATGTAGGCCCATTATCTAATCAAAGTAAAGTATTACTTAATGTTGATTTAAATAAATTAGATGATGAAAAATATGTGAAGATGTTATTAGCCATAATGGGTAGTAAAGGATTACCTGAAAATATAAAACGGGTAGTTGATTTAGATTATGAAATAGTAGAATGTTAATATAAGGAAAAGTAAATTATGATAGATTACAAAGATGCGGAAGCAATAGATAATAAATATAGAAAAATGAGAAGTTGGATAAATCAATTTAAGGGTGGATATATTGCACTATTATATATATCAACACTTGCGTTATTAACATTAACAAGTGGTGATGTATTTTATGTGTCATGTGTATTGTTCTTGTTGGTTACTAAAAATCTTTTTATGGATTAAATAAAAAAAAAGACTTGACTTGCATTGGTAAATAGTTGTATATTATAGTAGTGGTTAGAGATAGAGAAAATAATAATAAAATAAAGGAAATAAATAATGATAAGTAAAGGTTTAGATTTTAGTAGAATGAATGTACAAGCAACAAGAGAGAGTTTAAGTAAAGGTGGTAGTGTTGTTTATAAAGATAAGTATTACAATTCACAGGTTAAGAAATATAACAAGAGTACCAAACGAGGTCGTAAGACAACTGTTGAAATGAGAATGTGTTTGGTTCTTGCTATGAAATGTAATCGTAATTATGAAGGAGCACTTGACTTGTTGAGTTCCAAAGGTTTAGGTTCTGTTAAAGAATCTTATTGGGATATGAGTAAGAGAGTTGGTTCTTATGGTGAAGAAGCTCTTAAAAGTTGGATTGTTCGTTCTCAACCTATTAGTTTTTATAAAGCGAACTTTGGAGTTTAATTAATTAAATTAAAATAAATGACCTGTTTGGGAAAATAGGTCTATATATATATATATGTATGTAACGAGTTGTGAAACCGTGATACAATAAAAGATATTATATACATTGATTCTTTACGAGTAATGAATATAATATAATCAATAAAATAATCAGGTGTTATATTTACTTGACACCGACACTTAAATATAGGAGGATTCATTTATGAGTTCTAACAACATTACCAGTCAAGCTGGTAATTCACAAAGTGTTGATACATCATCAACAGATTCAAACACACAAATAATAACTGACACTAATCTAATATTAGAACCTACTCTGTTAGATGTAAGATGGATACGGGAGAATATTGACCAATTACGATTTGATTATCCATTGGCATATCAACGACATTATGATCCGTGGAATAAATCAAAAAAAGAATCATATATTCGTGGTATATGGAATGGGTTATCTACAAAGGACTTGTTCATTATCGTTGATATTAAATCAGTTTTAGAAAATATACCTAATAATGATAGACGAAAAAGTACATTAAGGTTTAAAAACGATTTAAAAACTTATTTAAAACGGAAGATTTATTATTTAGTAGTAGATGGACAACATAGAATTAAGTTGTTCTCTGAATATCTTTTAGAAAAAAGTTATCCTGATAGTACACCTTTTACATTTATTAATGGTAACTTTACTGTCGCGACATCAACAAATGAGGTTAGTTTAACTAAACATAAGTTTAAAGAGATTAATAGCATACTACAAAATTATTATCTTAATCAAAAAATTATGTGTGTTATAGTTAAAAAAGCCACACTCAATGGATTGAAAAAATTATTTATTGATTCTAATGATGGTATCCCTGTAAGCTTACAGGATAAACGAAATGCTGGTAATAGTAATATTGTGGAACATATAAGTAATGTAGCTAATCATCCATATATTTTTGATTACATCTTTAAAGATGACCCTTATACAGGTAAGTTTGAAAATCGGAAACGAGGACACGAATTAATATCAACTATATTATTGGCGTTTGAAATCGACCCGGAAAATCCACGATTGAATAACGAGAAGTTTTTTGATAGTTTATTTGATACAGACCATCCATTACATCCACGAGATGAATTTGATGAACCTAAAACTTATCCTACGAGTATATTAAAACGACATAAAAGTAATATGGAAACATTAGCGATTATGTGTAAGCATATGAATAAAACTTTCTTAAAACAGAAGGGTAGATTATATAACTTATATATGTTTATTTCACTTATGTATTGTAATTCACACGACATAAAAAGGAAAAATAATATTAATAGCGGTTATAAAATTAATAAACCGGAAGCATTGGTTGATTGGTTTGTGAAATCAGAACTAACAAGAGAAGAGGAAGATAGATATGTTATAGAAAGATATAAAGATGGTACTCCCAAATTAGATAAAAAAACAGGAAGTCCTATTTATGTCATGCAACATTCAACCAAGAAGAAAAACTTCGGTAAATTGGAAAAGATAAAAAATACTACTTCTTATTATACGGCTTCACATGACGCTCGTAATGAAGAATCAACAGGTATAATTTTGAATAAGTTATTACAAGATGTAAGTTCTAATATTGATAAATGGTTATCGTTAGGATATATCATCCCAGTTGGTAAAGTCGCAACACGAGTACAAAAAGATACATCACTTGTACAGAATAATTTTACTGATATTTATACAGGAAAAGAAATGTCATCTACTGAAATGTATGATGGTACTCTTATACATCATGACCATACATTACCTAAATCATTAGGTGGTACTGGTGAAGATAATCTTCGACCAATGTCAGCAAAAGCCAACATTCAGCGTTCAAATAAATAACTATAAATAGAAGAGGTTATAAATGATTAATTTACTCGGTTGGTTAGCAACATCACTTATCCTATTAGGATATTACCTTAACGCTAAACAAGATACTTCATCGTGGATTGTTTGGTTCGTTGGTAATTTATGTATGTTAGTATATTCAATATTCATTTCAGCGTGGCCACAAGTTGGTTTAGCAGTTGCGTTGTTATGTTTGAATGTATATGGTTATATAGAATGGAGAAAGAATGAAAGATAAATTACAATTTGTAGGTGTATGGTCAGTATTACTAACATTAAATTGTTTATGTTGGTATGGATTTTATTTAATAGTATTCTAAGTGGCCACAAAAGAATTAGATTTACATGGAGTTAAACACGAAGATGTTGAACATCTTGTAGAGAACTTTGTGTTATTAAACAAAGTACCCCTAAACATCATTACAGGAAACTCTGATATAATGAGAGATATTGTAGAACGAGTTTGTTTTGAACAAGGATTAGATTATGAACGATGGGATTGGGGTATAATTAAAATACTAAAATAGGAGTTTTAAATATGGAAGAATATAAAGAAGTTAGAGATAGTAGAATAGATAATTGGTTAGCTATATTAAGAATAATGTTAAATTTTTCATTGTTCATATTAGCGTTCTTCGCTATGTGGCAATCACCCAATGATACGCTTATTGGTGATGTTTCGTTTGTTGTATGGATTATGACATTACTCAATCTTACTGATAAAAAATAACTTTTAATATTTTACAATAACTTGTTATTTATAATTGTGGGATAACACTTTTACAGAGGATTTATAAATGACAAAAGAACAAAAGAAAGAATTATTCCCATACGCGATATGGTTAAACTTCTTCATAGGGTTTTATAACTTATTTTTATATACAAATAATGGTTGGTTATTTAATCTCATTGTAGGCTCACTTAATATTGGTGTGTGGGTATTCTTTCGGGATAAAGCATTCAAAATATGGAAGAATTAAATACAGAAGAAAAGTTTATGTGGAGATGGGTGTCGTACCTATTAATTGTTATATACTTATCAATTGGTTTATATAAACAGTATCCGGAAGGATTAAAGATTTTATATTGACCTCTACATACACACGATATTAATATAGAAGGATTAAGTGAATGAAATTTTTAACACGAAAATTAGTTACACCAGCCGACTTAAATCCGAGAGGAACATTACATGGTGGACAATTACTTAAATGGATAGACGAAGAAGCAGGAATTTATGCAGCGTGTCAATTAAATACAGGATTACTAGTAACTAGATATATGTCTGAAATAGATTTTGCTGGTTATGTATTACCCGGTGATGTTGTTGAGATAGGTATGGAAACACTTGAAGTTGGTAAGACATCGATAACTTTAAGATGTGAAGTGAGAGCTAAACAAAGAGATGAAGTAATTTTAAAGATAGATAAGATTATATTTGTTAGAGTAAATAAATACGGACAACCTAAACCACACGGAGCGACTTGGGAAGATGAATAAAAAAGATGTAAGAATATCACCAAGTGCATATCACGGTAAGAAAACAATCGGTGTTACGATAGAAAAATATAATAAGTTAGAAGAAGATTACGCTCAAACAATGGTAGATAGAAATTCATTCTTATTGGAAAAAGAAAGTTTAGAAATACAAGTGAAAAAATTAGAAGATAGAATATCACAGTTAGAACACGACTTGTATTATGAAAGACGAAACAGAAGAATAAGTGAGATGTATAATGAAAAATAAAAAATGTTGTAATAGTGATAAACCGTTAGAAATTAAAACACCGTATCCATCAAAGAATGATGATTGGTATTTAATTCACAAACGAATACACTTTGAGAAATGGTTAGACCAATACAATCATATAATGGAATTTTCAAGAACACTAATTCAGTTAGGTGGTTTTATCTTACAACTAATAATCCTTTGGAAATTGTTCTCATAGAATGAGATGGAAAAAAGGTAATCGTTGGAAAAGTAGTAAGAGTGAAGTAAGATATAAGACTTGGAGAAAGAATGTATTTGAACTCAACAAAGGTAAGTATGGTTATCAAAAACATTATGTATGTGTTAAGTGTAATAAGAAAAGAAAAACAACAAGAGTGTTACATGCACATCACATCTATTCCTGGAAAAAGTTTCCTGATAAAAGATATACAATGAAGAATGGTGTTGTGTTATGTATTAAATGTCATAATGCATTTCACAGAAAGTATAAGTTTGAAGCATTATATAAACCAGAATTATTATTAGAATATCTGGATAACGATAAGATAATAGCTGAGTATATCGACAAGTAAATTCTTGGGGTGTTTACTTAAAGTATCTTATATTTATATACAACAGAAACACATTAAACAAAGTGGGAATTGAGGATAAACATTATGGGTAAGAAACAAAAAGTTAAATACCGAATCATTCCAGAATCGTTATTGAAAGATTTAGTACAATTTATTGATGAAGTTCAATTCGATGCTGTGAAATCAGATTCAACCGAAGGACATCACATAATAAACTTGTGTAATTATTTAGTATCTTGTTTAATAAATTCTGACAGTTTTACTGATGAGTATAATGAATTTAATGAATTTAATGAAGAAGGTGAACCAGGTTATGATGAATCAGATATTCCACCAGAAGCTTACGATTGGGATTCTACAGCATCATTTGATAACATACATAACTATGAATTTCCTGATATGTCAGAAGAAGATTATGAAAAAATGTTATCTGAATTTGATAGATTTTTTGTAGGGTATAAAAAAGCTTACTATAAAAAAGGTGCAAAAGATTCACTTAATCAATTTAAGAAAGACTTGAAAGCTGATAAAGATTTAACATCTGAAGAAAAGTTTGAATTATATTATGATGAATATAAGAAACGAAAGTTGGAGAAAGAATCTGCTACATTAGATGAAATACTTGAAAAATTAAAGTTACGAAAAGAAAGTGGTGGTTCTGATACACACTAATTAACTTATTAACATTGGAGGTGGGAACAATGGCTATAGAAGATTTTAATATAAACCAACAAGTATCTATTAAAGGTAAATCACAAATAGGTAAAGATAAGATTAAAGAACACGGAAGTATATGACGCGTCAAGGGTAAAGTTAAAGAGAATCAACTTCCCTGGATTAAGAATGATTCAATCTTATTAGAATCATTAACAGACGGAGTTACTTCAAGTTGGCTAAACTTGATTGTAGATAATGATTTAAAATTAATTTAAAAAAATAAAAAAATAATACTTGTTTTATATTTATAATAAACAATGGAGTATTATGTTATGTGGCATAGATTTTACGGAGAGAATATAGAAGATTTAGAACAGACAATTCTAACTGATGTAACAGAAGTATCAACAGATGATTTAGAATTTATTGTTGGTGCTGATAGTCAATGGAACAAAGGTAGAATAACTTATACAGTTGTTATAGTTATGTTGATGAAAGGTAAAGGTGCTAAAGGTTACTACAAGAAACAGATAACATCTAAAGGACATTCCGTATCAATGCAACAAAGATTATTTACTGAAACATACCAAGCGGTTGAAGTTGCTATGTGGTTAAATCCTATATTAGAAAGTATTGGTTACGAAGTTAAAGAAGTACATACAGATTTAAATCCAAGTCCTGAATATCTGAGTTATCAAGTAGTACAACAATGTCTTGGTTATATCAAAGGTATGGGATTTGAAGGTAAGTTGAAACCTGATAGTTGGGCTGCTAATAGTGTGGCTGATTATCGTACAAAATAATCCTTGACTTGTGTCATAAAAGATCCGTATATTATAGAGTAATGATAAGGGAATAAAATTACTCAACTTAAAAAAATAATTCAAAAAAAAGTGAAAATAAACCTTGACCCGCATGCGGAAATGGTATTATATTATAGTAGAAGATGAGAGAGAAATTAAATAAAAAAGGAAATTCAATGAAATTAAATAATGATAATAGAGGATTCACTTTCAGAAGTAGTCCTTCTAAACCAAAAACTTATACTTCATTCTGGGATAATTCATCAGATAATTATAATGTAGATGAATTTCTTGGTAATGATGTAGAGAAATCTAAAGGTAAAGATTTAGTTGCTTTGGCTGGTTATAAAAGAGCCATTAGTAACTTTGTCAATATCGTTACTGGTGATTCTATTCCAGTCGTGTTCAATAATAATGAACAATCATTTACTGATGGTAAAACTGTTACTATCGGTTCTAATTTAGATGACAAGAAATTTGATATAGCTGTTGGGTTGGCTCTTCACGAGGCTTCTCACATTAAACTATCTGACTTTGATTTCCTTAGAAATTTAGAGTTTGAAATTCCTACTGAAACTTATGTATTAGGTGAAGGTAAAGGTGTTGTTAAATCTGAAGTTATTAATTTAGTTAAATCACTTTTAAACTATGTTGAAGATAGGAGAATTGATAATTTCATTTTTACTACTTCTCCTGGTTATAAAGGTTATTATCATTCTATGTATGATAAGTATTTTTATTCAAAGAATGTAGATAAAGGTTTACTTTCTTCTGAAATGAGAATTGAAAATATTGAAAGTTATATGTTTAGAATTATTAATCTTCATAATAAAAATCGTCAGTTGGGTGCTCTTGTTGGGTTGAAAGAAATTTATTCACTTATTGATTTTAGAAATGTTTCACGGTTGACTTCTACTAAAGAAGTTTTTGATGTGGCTCTTAAAGTTTGTAATGTAGTTCTTAATTCAATTGATAAGATTGAACTACCAGATGAATCAGAAGGTAATCAAAATGGTTCTGATGGTGGAAAATCTGTTGAGGTTCCTGGTGGTGATAATGAAAATGGTGATGGTAATGGTTCTGGTGGTGGTTCTGGTGATAACACTTTAAGTGATGATGAATTTTCTGACTTACTTGATTCTATTGAAAATGGTTCTGATAGTGGTGATGGTTCTGATGGTGGAAAATCTGTTGAGGTTCCTGGTGGAATGGGTAATGGTTCAATGAATGATGATGGTTCAGAACCTGTTGAACTTTCAGATAGACAAAAAGAACTTTTGAAAAAAGCTTTTGAAAAACAAGAAAAGTTTTTAGACGGTGATGTTCAAAAAACTAAACTTTCTAAAAAAGATAATTCTTCTTTGAAAGCTGTTGATGAAAGTGGAGCGAGTTATGAACAAGTTGGTGATGGTGTTTCAAAAGATTGGAATGGAACTCCTGTTGGGAACGGAACTAAATGTTTGGTTGTTAAAAAACTAACTCAAAGTTTAGTTGATTCAGATATGTTTGGATGTGCTTCTAAATATAATCAAGATAGATATAATAGTGAACGTAGTTATAAAAATTACAACTTTGTTGAAGAAGGTTTAAGACTCGGTTCTGTTCTCGGAAAAAAATTAAAAGTTCGCGGTGAAGAAACTTCACTTAAATATTCAAGACAAAACTCTGGTAAGATTGATAAGAGATTAATTTCTGAATTAGGTTTCGGAAACTCTGATGTGTTTAGTCAAACTTTTGTTGAGAGATATAACAAAGCTTACTTACATATTTCAATTGACGCTTCTGGTTCTATGGGTGGTGATAAATTTAATAAAGCTATGACTTCGGCTGTGGCTATGATTAAGGCTTGTGATATGGCTGGTAACATTGATGTGGTTGTTTCAGTTAGAACTACTCACGGTGGAACTTGGAAAAACAAAGTTGATGTTCCATTAATCTTAGTGGCTTATGATTCTCGTGTTGATAAACTTACTAAAGTTAGAACTTTATTTACATCACTTGATGTTGATGGAACTACACCAGAAGGTTTATGTTTTGAAGCGATTCTAAAAGATTTGATTCCTGGAAATTCTAATCAAGATAGTTACTTTATTAATTATTCAGATGGTCAGCCTTGGTACTCTAACTCTGAAATTAGATATGGTGGTGAAAATGCTGAGAACCATACTCGTAAAATGGTTTCTGAAATGAGAGCTCGTGGATTGAAAGTTATGAGTTATTTCATTGGTAGTGAAAGATATGGCAATGATTCCGATATGAGTAGTTTCAAAAAGATGTATGGTAATGATGCTTCTTTCATCAACGCTACTAACATGATGGAAGTTTCAAAAACTATGAACAAAAAATTCTTGGAGGTTTAATATGAATATAGAAGATAGAATATATGAAGATGTACACAACTACACCAAATTTAAATTGGTAGAGATGTTAATTAATAGATTACACGAAGATAAACTAAAATTAGATAATCTAAATTCAATTGAAGATTTAGCTGATGATGTTTTAAAGACATTAGCTATCACCGGATTAAAATTTCATAACGAACTTAAAGGAAACTTTGAATGCGAATAGGTATCGATTGTGATGGTGTGCTTAGGGATTTTATCCCACACCTAATAGACAACATTAAAGAAACTCATCCGGAACATACTGATAAAATTCTGACACCAACATCTTGGGATTGGGAACAGTGGTTACCATTCTGGACAGATGAAGAAACTGAAAAATATGTTTTTGAAGATAACTACATCACATTGTTTGGAGTTGATTGTCCACCCATAAAAGAATCATTTGAAGATTGGACTAAATTAAAAAGATGGGCGGAAGATAATGACCACGAATTAATTTTAGTATCAGCACAACGAGAAAATTGTGAGGAACTAACTACTGAATGGTTACAACGCTGGGGATTTATGTTTGATGAAATTCATTACACTCACGACAAATGGTCTGTTGATGTAGATGTTTTAATTGATGACTCACCGGACAAGTTGGCTCACTTTAAAGATAGAAGTGTAGCCTATGGAACTCCCATTGTAATGAAACAAACCTGGAACGAAAATATCAGAGATAAGTATATAGGTATTGACAGACTCTCTGATATTATGTCAGTTGTGTTTGGTTAGATGTCATATATAGTCTGACAGAAATACTATAAAAATAGTTTGACACGGTTTTTGTAATAATAGGGGTGTAGGTTGAAAATGGTTTCAACATAAACAAAAACAAACACAGGAGAAAACGAAATGTTTTATACAATAAATAATAATTTAGTAAATGATTTTTTTAATGATTTAGATACAATCTTTACCTCATCAAGATATCCAAAACCAAAGAATTACAAAACTTCATCAGATGAAGATGGTGTAACTTTGACAATGAATGTTCCAGGTTACAATAAGAAAACCATTGAAGTTACAATTGATGATGGTCATCTTGTAATTTCTGGAAAACCAAAAACAGGCGATACAGATGGATTTGAAAAAAGATTTACACTTAACGATAACTTTGATACAGATAATATTGAAGCAACAGTTGCTGATGGTGTTCTTACAGTTTTAGTTTCATATATTGAAGAAGTTAAACCAAAGAAAATTGAAGTTAAAGTTAAATAAGATTGGAAACGATTGATTTCCAAAACAAACGATGGCAGGTTATGGCGAAGGTGGAAGGTCATCGAGTTGATGACCATACCACTTTAAAAAAAAGTTATGATTGTGATTTAGTTCTTAAAGATAAGAATAATATTTTCTTTATCTTGAATGAATTAATAGATGCTGAATTTGAGGAAATCTAAATGTAGGTGATTCTCATTCTCAATCACTATCATCGGTTATAGAAAACTTAAAGGTTCTTTCATTAGGGCCTTTTTGTGTTACCCATCACATTGATGATTTATTTCTTCTGTTTCATAAATTGTTTTTCTATTTATAGTAGAACACGCGGGTATTAATCTTCTACAAAAAAATTAACCCTCAAAGAATGATAACAGAAGTTATTCCCGCGACTTCATCTATCATATAAATCTTTGGGGGTTATTTTTAATAAATAAGGAGAAATATGATGAAAAAATATATATTTATATATTTATTAATGATAAGTTTTTTAATACCACAACAAGATTGTGATTGTGAAGAACCTGTAAATGTTTGGTTTAAGGTTTCAACTGACCAAATTACATACGGAAAAGCTATAGCATTAGATATGTCGTATGGTTATTCATTCGCAGATGAAACTGGAATTTATTTGATAGTATTTGATGTCGATGGTAATCAAATGTATTTAACATTTCCAAATGGAGGTGATTGGGTAGCACAAGTACAAGACCCATTTTTAGATGAATTAGAAAAAGAATTTAAGAGCTTAGAAGATTATCTTCGAGCTACAAAAAACAAAAGCAGTGAGATAAAAAAGAAACAATAATAATACGGGAGATTATAAAAATGGTAAATATAAATAACGAGATTATACAGAAACACGAACAAATGTTTTATCCTACTGTTAGGGTTAGAACAAAAAAGGCGGGTGGTAGTGGTACAGTCGTTTATTCAGAAAAATATAAAGATGAAGTTTATACTTATGTAATAACTAATCATCATGTTATTTCAGATAGTGTAAAGATTGAAAAGAAATGGGACCCAATTCTTAAACGTAAAGTTGATAAAGAAATATTAGATACAACTTATGTAGAATTTTTTAAGTATAATAACTATTCACATACGATTGGTTCATTTGCAGTTGAAGCTGACATCGTTGCTTATTCAGAAGTTGATGGTGGACAAGATTGGGCTCTACTACGAGTTAGAGATAAAGAGAATAAAGCTGACTGGGTAGCTAATATGTTTCCATTAGATGATATAGAAAATGTTCACATCTTTGATGATTGTTATGCGGTCGGTGCATCTCTCGGTCACCCACCAGTAGCATCAAATGGAATGATTACTTATATGGACGATGAAATAGAACACTACAAATATTGGATGTCATCGGCACCAACAATTTTTGGAAATTCAGGTGGAGCAGTTTATAGATGGTCTGGAAATAGAAAACAATATGAATACATTGGAATACCTTCAAGGATTTCAATTCAACCTATGGGATTCTCAGCAGATGCTATAACTCATATGGGATACTTTATTCCTATCGATAGAGTTTATAAATTACTTGAAGATAATGATTATCAATTTATTTATGATGATTCATTTTCAATAGATGATTGTAAGAAATCTCGTAAAGAAAAACAAGAACCTGAAAAAGACGATAAAGACGAAGATTAATAATGAGTATAGATTGGCGACATCTCTATTCCGAACTTCTACACGAAAACACAGAACTGAAGAAAGAAATAGAGATGTTACAATCAATTTTACGAACACATCTTCCAGTAGTAGAAAAAGATAATGATGACGGATAGCGGGGTGGAGATTATGAATGAACTTCAACAAAACAAAAGAATGGTTATTGTATGGAGTTATGATATTATTTATAGGATGTACTTTAATAGCACTATCTTACGGTAGTGAACCTGAACTTGGTAATTGGAGATGGTCAGAAGATACTCTACAACTTACACATGATAAAGAAACTCATGCTGTTGGTAGTTTCGGATTATATTATTTATTTGTAAATAAAGGAATGTCACAAAAGAAAGCAGTAACTTCTGTATTAGTATTAGGTTTAGTCAAAGAAGGATTAGATGCATTAGTTCCCTGGGAAGAATATGGTTCATGGGGCGGTGATGGATTTTCCAAAAATGATATAGTGTATAATGTAATTGGTGTAGGTTCAGCTTACATCATCGACAAGTTGTGGGAGAAAAAGAGTTATGAAAATAAGTCAGTTAGTGTTAAGGTCAATCCTGGATATGTTCGGTTTAGTATATATCTCGATTGAGAAGTTTGTAGAATATCCAGATGATGATAAAATACTCGGTGTAGATATTGATGATGATTTACATAATATGAGTCGTCAACAGTTATGTAGATATATGGATGCAGTGTTACCAGAAAAAGGTTTCTTTGAATTACAATCTACAACCAAGATAAGATTGGGATGTCAGTTGTTAAGAAACTTTCATCTCGTTAAGAAACAATTACAGGAGAAGTAAAGTTGGGAATGTAGATTTATTATTAATTTCGATAGTTGTAATATCAAGTTGGTTTTTTAATGAAAAGAATACACCTCAATATGTTGCTATTCCAATTGGAGATGATATTATCAAGTTATATGAAATAGACAATAAACATCAATGTCCTGTGTACTGTGGTGTTGAACATATACACAAAATACATCCAGATTCACAGAAACTAACTTTAGACAAAAATAATAAAATAAAAATTTATTTACAAAAATAAATCTTGTTTCATATATATTAAATGTAGTATATTAATATATGAGAAAATTATGGATAAAAAAATAAAACAAGAATGGATAAGTTTTTACGAAAACGGTACTCGTTATATGTTGTGTAAACATTGTCAATCTGATTATGTTGAAACAAGTGATGAAGCTGTTTCTGTTACTTGTCCACGATGTACCGCAATTAAATGTTTACAACACACATCATTAGAAGAAATGATACCATCACTAAAAAAGAAAACAACAGGACGACCACCAGGTTGGCATTTTATGAATGAGTTTGTTGATAAGGATGGAAATGTATTTCATAAAGGTAAAGAACAACCTGAATTAAAGGGTACTCTTAAACCTACTAAAGTGAAACCAAGAAAGAAGAAAAAGAAATTATCGGCTGACGATAAGTTATATAAACGAATAAAAGATTACAAGAAAAAACAGAAACTAAAAAAGAGGCAGAACAAGAAAAAATGATAATAACAGAAGATGTTAAAATATTAAAAACAGAATGTATCATTTCAAATGATGATAAATACAATGAAGAAGTTGCAACGAAACTTCTCAATACATTAAATGAAACTAAAAGTGGAATTGGTTTAAGTTGTAACCAGATAAGTGTTACAGATGCACGAGTTTGTGTTATTAATGTTAAAGAACCAATCGTTCTAATCAATCCAAAGATTGTAGAAACATCAGAAGAAACATTTGTGTTTCCGGAAGGTTGTTTATCATTCCCAAACAAACACATTAGAACAACACGATTTGTTGAAGTTACAGTTGAAGCTGATAATCACGAAGGACAATTATCTTTCTCTGCTGATAGTGAAGATGTGAATGATGCGTTTGAATGTGCATGTGTTCAGCATGAAATTGCGCATTTAGACGGATTAACTATGTTTGATAGAGAATGGAAACAACAACCTATCAGAGTTGAAAAGAAGATTGGTAGAAATGAAAAAGTTACAATCACAGATGGAACTGAAACTAAAATATTAAAATATAAGAAAGCTCAACCACTATTAGAATCTGACTGGTCTTTGGTAGAAGCTTAAAGAGGTTATATGAAAGAATATTTAACCTACGATGATTGTCAGATTGTACCGAGAATATCGGATATACAACATCGTAAAGAATGCAACACAATCACAAGAGTTACAAAGAATGTTTATTTAGATATACCAATTGTTTCATCACCAATGGATACCGTTACAGATTACGAAATGTGTTTGGAAATGGATAGACTTGGTGGAATGGGTTTCTTACACAGATTCAAACCATCTTATGAAATTGCAAATACAATACAATGGTTTAGAAAAGAAAAACCTGATGGAACTATCGGAGCATCAATCGGTGTAACTGGTGATTATCTAAAAGAAACACAGATGTATGTTGATAATGGTGCACAAATCATTTTAATAGATGTAGCACACGGACATCATAAATTAGTTAAAGAAGCTATGGAGAGAATAAAAAATGAAGTTAAGGGACAATTTGATTTGTTGGTGGGAAACATTGCGACAGCTGAAGCTGCGAGAGATTTGTGTGAATGGGGTGCAGACGGTTTGCGGGTGGGCATCGGTGGCGGCTCATTATGCTCTACCCGTATTCAAACGGGTGTGGGCATACCTATGGTTAGTTCCATACTTGATGTTGTTTCTGTTGCAGATGAGTATGATGTTACTGTTATGGGTGATGGGGGCATTCGCAGCTCTGGTGATGTGTGTAAAGGATTGGGTGCAGGAGCAGACACAATAATGTTAGGTTCTCTATTAAGTGGAACAAAAGAAAGTCCAGGTGAAATAACTAAAACAGGACAATGGCCGAATGAAACTTTACAAAAGAAATATCGTGGTAGTGCTTCACTCGAATCAAAACAAGATAGAGGTGAAGATAAAAATATAGAAGGAGTTAGTAAAGTTGTTCCATATAAAGGAAAGACAAAAAGAATTATCAATGATATAATGGATGGTATTAAATCATCAATGAGTTATGTAGGTGCTGGTAATATAGATGAATATCAATCTAAATGTGAATTTGTTAAAGTAACGAATGCTGGAGTGGTTGAAGCAAAACCACATCTTTTGTAAAAACTATACTATTTATTAATGTATAGGAGAATTATTTATGAAAAACAAAGAAGGTAGAGAATATTTGGAATCAAAAGACATTATAACTGAAACGACATTACACGATATTCTGTTATTGATGAATGATAGAATAATGCACATTGAAGATACAATGATAGATGTTAGAGAAGTAATGATAAAATTAGTTAAACAAAGTAATGAAATTGTTAGTTTTCTAAAAGCTATTGACCAAGAAAGTGATGAACAATATATTGAACAATATGGAACTATACCACCATCGTTTGAAGAATTTAATAAAGATAAATTGAATAACAAGATTGATGAGTCTGAAAGTATAAGAGAAATACAAAATATAGTAGATGGTCTTATAGAAAAAAATAGAGAATTAAAAGAGTTGGAAAAAGAATTAGAAAAACATAAAGATAAAATAGTTCCAGGAGTACATGGTGAAAGTTAAATATATAATTAAACAAACTGAAAATGATGATAGTGAGTTTTTTAGGAAACGAAGAAACAGCAAAGGTAGTGAGAAACGCCGAAGAGGCGGAACTAGATTAAGATAATGATTACAGTAGATAAAATAAATGGATTAATGTACATTTCATTACAACATCAGAAAACAAGTGATGTATTTAATACCGTAACTACAAAAGTAATTGATGATGGTATTATGGTTGATTACGATGAAACTCAAAAAAAAGTTATTGGTATAGAAATAATTGATACAGAAACAACAAAATATTTAATAGAAGCGATAGAAGATTTTCAAAGAAATTCAAAAAAAGACTTGACTGATATAGTCTAAGTTTCGTATATTTATAAATCAATTGGGGTTGACTTTGGTTTCGATTGGTGTTTTTTGATATAGAGGTGCAAGTAGATTGATTTACTTTACGAATCACACAAACGATAATCGGCAACGAATATCAATACGCAGCTGCCGCGTAGGTAACTGCCATCACTCCTTAATTTCTGATAGAGGATAAAAGTGGTGTCAAATCAGGAGAACCTCCTTTTATGAATTGTTTGGGAGCAAAAGATATAATCATTTAGTCATTGATAATAGACTGGTAAATATTATCTGAACTTTGTCAGAGTTGAAAGTAAACTGAACAAACTTGTAAATGACTTTTATGTTTGGAATATCAAGACCCGGAGTTCGATTCTCCGGCAACTCCACCATTTGCGAAGGATTAAGTAATCACCAGAGCCTCATAAGCTCAGGTAAGTTGGGGCAGTACCAACCTTCGCCACAAAAAAACAATGTTTTTAAAAATTACTATATACTTATAGTAGTAGTAAATAGGTTATTTATGAGTTATTATATATACATATCAAACACAAACACACAAGGTATCATCCCGATACTTTAAATTTCCACAGGTTAATATAACTATGTTATAAACAGAGGCAATTGTCTTTGTGTAAGATAATTATGTATATAATAAGAGTAAATAGTAAATCGTAACAACGGAGGAGAAAACCGTATGAAGAATAGTATGAGAAACTTAATCGCGTCAGTAGCTTTAGTGGCGGGTATTTTCGGTATCACTCAAGCTCAAGTAACAGGTGAATTTTCAACAGATATAACATTTGGTGAAAACACATCGTTTTCCAGTGCTTACACTGGAATTGTACTTGGTGATGGTGATTGGGAATTAAGTACAAATCTATCAGATGGAAATTTGAATGTAGAAGAAGCCAAATATAATTGGGCTGTAACTGATGCAATCACTTTAACATTTGGTAGTCAAGCAGAACCATATGGATTAGCGCGGGGCTTACATAGACCATCTGCTAATGCGTGGGCTTCTAATCCAAGAGAACATTCAGTAAGTGAAGGTGTTGGTATTTCAACAGCTGCTTTCGGTGTTGGGATTAGTGGCTTTTATGGTAACGATAGTTATTGGGCATCTCGTGTGTCTTATAATGTATCTTTGTTTGGGATAAATTCTGAAGTAGGATTATCTGTAAATAGTAACGATGCTCAATTGATTGATGTATCAAAAAATGGAAGTCTTTTAGGCATCCCTTTTGAATCATCAATCGAATACGACTTGGCAAACGATGGAGATTTTTGGCTACGAAGCTCATTATCACCAACATTTGCTAAAGGTGCTTCAGTATTAGTTGGATTTAATTCCGATGATGAAGTGTCATATGGTATTGGGTATAGATGCTCTGACAATGTGAAGTTATCAACAGAACTTTCGGGTGATGGTGATAAAGTTATCAGAGTAAGTTATTCATTCTAATAAACACTTAAATCATAGGAGATAAAAATGAATATTAAAAGTGTATTTTCAACAATAGGTGATGTAGTAGGTGGATTCACAAGTGTACTTGGTGGATTAGTAGCTGTAGGTGTAATGGTCCAAATCGTATTTGGTACAGGCACTCTCGGTTTAGACATCGTAGGTAACATCACAACTCTCGTATCAAGCTTCCTCACAGGTGGTTTGACAGGGTTGATTACTCTTATTGTCCTTTTTTCATTATGGGATAGTAAACGGTAAGTGATATAAATCACATATAGTAACTTGGGACTGGTGTTTTGTGACATCAGTCCCATTTTTTCGTTTAGTTGAAGTGTTTTATGAATATATATGATATTTATTAGTGAACCAGGTTAAAATACAAATCCCTGATTGGAGGAGAATGTTTTATGTCAAAAGTGAAAAGTTCACAAAAAAAAGTTACACTCTCACAACTAAACACACACGAAGTAAGTAATAAACGACAAGCGCTGAAGGACTTAAAAAAATTGAATTTCGATGATATACAATTTAAGAACTCTGCTCAACGGAGATTCTATAATACTATAACTAAAAAAGATATTACATTTTGTATTGGTCCAGCGGGTGTTGGTAAAACATACCTGTCAGTTCATAGAGCGCTGCGAGAACTCGGTGATAAAGAAAGCCGTATCGATGGTATCATTATCGTTAAACCTCTTGTAGAAGCTGCAGGTGAAAAGATTGGTTTCTTACCGGGTGATGTTGAAGAAAAGACAGCACCGTTTATGATGTCGTTCTATTACAACATGGAACAGATTATCGGAAAGCAAAGATTACAGATGTTAAAAGAAGGTAATATCATCCAAGTTATGCCAATGGCATATATGAGAGGTGTTACTTTATCTAATAAATTTGTAATTCTTGATGAAGCACAAAATGCTACACCGGAACAAATTAAAATGTTTGTTACTCGTATTGGACAAGATAGTAAATATGTAATTTCAGGTGATTTAGAACAATCTGATATTAAGAAACATAGTAGTGGTCTTGAAGATGCAATCAAAAGATTTGCTGGTGTTAGAGGAGTTGGATTGGCTTCTTTCAAAGAGAAAGATATTGTTAGACATTCATTAGTGAAACGACTATTGAAAAGGTATCACGAAACATTTCATATCATAGATGAAGTTTCAGCTGAAGATACTATTTCAATGTGGATTCACGATGAACTTGAAGCTCCGTCTGACGGGTCAATAGATAATCCTGGAAATAATATAAATTATAAATTAAAATAAAACTTGACTTATATGTCAAAGAAGTTGTATATTAAAGTATAATACAATGGAGATAAATAATGATTAAAATCGAACATGCACTTGTTGCTATTTCATTAGCATTACTTGTAGTAACATATCACGCATCTAATATCATAGATGAATTACATACTGAAATCCACGAATTAAAAAAACAACTTAACAATGAAACAACCAGAGTTTCTTATTGGGAACACGATGGTGAATGGAAAAAAATAACATATCGGGAGAATTAAATTGATGAAAACAATGAAAAGTATTGGTGGTAAACGAATATTCAGAGTATCAGATGAAAAAGCGTCTGAATTATATCTAAATGGTGAAGCTAATTATGCTTCTAAATCTGAATGGAAAAATGAAGTTCGTGATGTAAATAAACCTGTAGAAACTACAAGTAAAAAAACTAAGACGAACAAACCATCAAAAGCACAGAAAAGACAAACGAGGAAAACATTATAAGTGAATTTGAATAAAGAGGTTATAATTTCTATCTGTATATTATTTACTACACAGATAATCGTATGGTATCAACTAAATGGTCAGTTAATTTGGAAGTGGGCTAGAGATAATCCACTTTTATTAGCATGTCTTGGATTACCAGTTTCGTATTTATTTATCACTGCAACTAAATATGGATATAGTGGATTTAATGAATTGTGGCCAGTAAGGTTGATTGGGTTCGCGACAGGGATGATTTCATTTCCAATTATCACATATTTTATGTTGGGGGAAGGTATTACAATGAAAACTGGAATATCTATGTTTTTGGGAATGATAATAATGTTATTACAATTAATATAGATCAGTTGATCAACTAACCAAATTAACCAATCAATTAAATTAACAAACAATATAATTAATTAATTAATTTGTATATAAATAGTACAGTTTTTAACCAAACACATAAAAAAAATTGTAACAATAATATTTTTAAAAATAAATCTTGTTTTATATATCAGAATAGTTGTATATTATAAACAGTAGAAATAAGGAAGTAATAGAATGCAATACATAACAAGGTCAGGAACATTTGATTCTGGTCATAGAGTAATGAATGAATGTATGAAATGTTTTAACTTACATGGTCATACATATTTATATGATTTAACATTTTCATTTGATTCAATGAAAGACATCGGTTATCAGATTGATTTTAAAGAAATCAAAAGAGTAGCGTGTCAATGGATTGATGATAAATTAGACCACGGGTTCATAGCTAATCCAGAAGATGTTAATTATATAAGTGTAGCTCTGAATGAAGATAGTAAAGTTTGGAAGATGTCATTAAATGGAGAAGGTGAATATTGTAATCCATCAGTTGAAAATATAGTTAAAGAAATATTCTTAGCTATGGAAATTCTTTTTGAAGAATATACTGATTTAAATATCCACGAAATTAAATTAAATGAAACACCTAAATGTTATACTATTTGTAAATCAGAATCTATAAGTGATGATGATAGAAGTAATTTTAGAGATGTTAGATATGAAGAAATTAAAAATTATGCTAATGAAAAGGGGATTGTAGAATACGATGATAGATTACAATAAGAATCAACCATTAGGTGAAGCATATGCTTGTTTACAGGGTGAAGGGAAGTATGTTGGTATTCCTCATATTCTCATTAGAGTTACTGGTTGTAAATTAAGATGTCAATTTTCAGGTTCATTTTGTGATACACCATATGCCTCTTGGAAACCTGAAAAAGGTAAGTATACATTAAATGATATCGTAAAGTTTTATGAAGACAATTCACACATTAAATACACAATGATTACAGGAGGTGGTCCGACAATCCATCCAGAGTTATTACAAGAGTTATGTAGGATTGGTAAATATTATAGACATACAATTACTATTGAAACTGAAGGTTCTGAATTTGTACAAACATCAGCTGATTGTATTTCATTATCACCTAAATTATCTAATTCAACACCGCGACCGGGAAGTTGGATGGAATATGCTAATCGTGAAGTTACTGAAAAAGATAAACAACAACATGACAAGTGGAGATGTAATTATGACGCTATGAAGCAACTAATTGACAATCATTCAGATTATCAATTTAAACCGGTTATTTCATCTGAAAAAGATTTAGAAGAAGTAAAAGAGTTACAGAAAATATTAGATGTTCCTAATAATAAAGTTTGGTTAATGCCAGAAGGATTAGTTGAAGAACAACTAAATGAACGAAGAAGATGGTTGATGGAGTTATGTACTGAACAAGGTTATAACTTTACAGATAGACTGCATATAATCGCGTACGGTGACATACGAGGAGTGTAATGACTAAATTAAAATACGCAAATGGTAACAGACCATTAACAGAAGAAGAAAAACAGAAGATGATTGAAGAAGCGTCTGTACATTATGGAAAGTATATGACAGCTCTTGGATTTGATTGGGAGAATGACCCAAATAGTTCTGATACACCTATGAGAGTAGCTAAGGCATTCGTAAATGATTTAGCAGAAGGTGTTTATTCAGAAGGACCAAAGATTACAGCATTTGACAATGTTGATAAGTATGATGGAATGGTGTTTCAAGGAAATATAAAACTACATTCATTTTGTAGTCATCATCATTTACCTTTCGTTGGAGTAGCTAATGTAGGATACATTCCAGGAGTTGATGGTAAGGTGATTGGATTGAGCAAATTAAATCGTATTGTTGAGTTTTATGCAAGACGACCACAAGTTCAAGAAAATCTTACAATGCAAATTCATAAACATATTGATAGAGTTTGTGAGAAGAATGAAGGTGTTGCTGTGATGTTAGAAGCGAACCATATGTGTGCTTGTATTCGTGGTGTTAAACACGATTCAACAATGAAAACAAGTAAGTTAAGTGGAGCGTTTATGGATAGTACAGAATTAGCTCGTAGTGAGTTTTATGAATTTATTAGAGGTTTAAAATGATAGATAAAAGTACATTAACAAAACCAATGAATAAGAAAGTATTACTTTGTTCAGCTGGTATGGATAGTTATATAATTGATAAACTTGAAAAACCAGATGTATGTTTATTCATTGATAGTAAATCAAATTATAGTGGAATAGAAAAAAAGTGGATGATTGAAAATAAAGAACATTACAATAATCTTGTTATATTAGGTGATGTTTTAGATTTATCTATGGTAGAGTTAGATAACTTTATTGTACCACTTCGTAATTTATTCTTAGCTGCCTTTGGTACATACTTTGGTGATGAGATAATTCTAGGTGCTACTTATGGTGATAGAAGTACAGATAAAGATTATACATTTCAAGGTATGATGAATGGTATTCTGAATTACATTTACGGTAAAGGTCATTGGTGCGAAGGAAGACATATTGATTTCAATTTGAAATATAAAGATTGGACAAAAGAAGATTTGATAAAAGCATTTATTAAACAAGGTGGTGATGTAGAAGAACTTGTATTTAATAGTTTCAGTTGTTATACACCAGATAAAAATGAAGAACCTTGTGGTAAATGTAAACCTTGTGTTAGAAAGTTTCTTTCGATTCTCGGAGCGACTGGTGTTGATATTAGTGAATATTATGATAATAAACCACGAGATTATTTCACAACAGAAGTTATTCAACAATGGATAGCTGAATTAAAAGTACCTATCAATAGACGAGGTAGAGAAAGTGAAGAAACAGAGAATGTGTTATATGATATGTTAGAGGGAAAATATTAATGAAAGAATTTATAACTTGGAACCAATTTGATGATGCTGTTGATAAGATGGTTGAACATTATAAAGATATGAATGAAGATTGTGTATCTATATACGGACCACCTCGAGGTGGATTAATGTTCGCGGTAGCATTATCTCATAGATTAAATTTACCAATGATTACATCATTGATTGATAGAAATATAGAAGGTAAAGTTTTAATTGTTGATGATATAGCCGATACGGGTGGAACACTTGAAAGAACTTTATATAGTAAAGATAATTATGTTGTTTATACGATGCACTATCATCAACAATCAACTGTTAAACCAGATTTTTGGGTAGAAGATAAACAAGATAAATGGATTGTATATCCTTGGGAAAAAGAAGATAGTAATATGATACAAGATTATTTAGTGGGAGATAATATTAATGCGTAGTAAATTTAAATACTTTCCATCATTTTCAGTAGGAGCTTTTGGAGATGGATTGAGAAAAAACTTTAAGTTCAAAGATGGATTTTCAATTAGATTTTATTCTGATGAATTTCCAGAACAATTTAGACATAATGAATTTCTCGTGTCAGCTGGACACTTAATTCGTTCTTATCCAGACTGTTATAATGACATGGGATTCACAAGTAAAAATTTAATTATGGGTGATTCTGGTGGTTATCAGATTTGTTCTGGAGCTATGAAGTGGAAACCTGAACTGACAAAACAATCTTTTGATTGGTTAGAAAAAAATTCAGATGTAGCTATGAATTTAGACATTCCACCTCGATTAAAATACGATGGTAAGTTTGATGAGTGTTTACAATTAAGTAAAGAGAACTTCAAATACTTCGCGGATAATCAAACAGGTGTAACTGATTATATGAATGTAATACAGGGAGCCGATGAAGTCGAATATAGTAAATGGTATGATGAAGTTAAAGATTTTCCATTTCAAGGTTGGGCTATCGGTGGTTCTGGATTCAGTTATTATAAATTCTTATCAGGGTTGATGGTATTACTAAATGGTAAAGAACATCATAACCCAAATGTAAAATATATTCATATATTGGGTACTTCACGAGTGACTTACTTTTTATTATTATTACAATTACAGAAATCACTTGAAGAAATAGGTTCTGACATTGTAGTAACAACTGATAGCTCATCACCAGATAGAGCAGTAGTATTCGGAACTTATTATATGGGTTATAGTTTGAAACGAGGAACATGGGAAGCTATAGGATTTCCGAATGAAGCGAACCACGAAGAATTAGTAGATGAGTTTGTGTCATTAGAAAATCCAACATTCCCATTTGTAACACCATTTGATACAGAATTATCAAAGCATGTTGATTTCCGAGATGTTAAACAGACAGTAGGAACAGAAGGAGCATATAGTTATGGTATGCGATTACATAACTTTCAATTTTTTGTAGATGTGATTCATAGACTTGAAAGTATTGTATATGGTCACGACTTTATTTTACAACAATCAGTATCAAATGATGTATATAAAATGATGCATTCAATTGATGAGATGGTAAAGAGTGATGACCCTCAAAGGGTGTTTGAAAAATATAAACCATTGTATGCAAAGATGAGTAATACAAAAAAAGAATCACAAGTAAACACAACACATACATTTTTTTAGGAGATTAAATGAAACAACTAACAGCAGAACAAATAGACTTAAACTGGAAAGCTTTAATAGACCTTATTGAAGATACATTTGAAGGTGAACGAAAAGAAAATCTTTTAAAGATGTATAATCATTTTCAAGAACGAATGATGATGGCACCGGCATCTGGTCAAGAACATTTTCATAATTGTCATCCGGGTGGTTATGTAGAACACATTTTGAATATTGTTAAATACTCAAAACAGTTTTATAAATTATGGAAAGATAACGGAGCTTATGTAGATAATTATACAGAAGAAGAATTAATCTTCGCCGCTCTTCATCACGACTTAGGTAAAGCTGGTGATTTAGAACAAGACCATTATATTCCAAATCCATCTGATTGGCATCGTAAAAATCAAGGAAAGATTTACACAAATAATCCAGAGATGAATTTTATGACACCACCTGATAGAGGTATTTGGATTCTAAATCAATTCGGAGTTAAACTAACACAGAATGAATTTATTGGAATTAAATTAACTGATGGTATGTATGACGAGGGAAATATTCAATATCTTAAATCATATGCTCCAGAGAAGAAATTGAAATCTAATATAGCTCATATTCTTCATCAAGCTGATATGACTACAACTCGTATTGAATATGAACAATGGATACATTCAACTGATGAAGAAAAAGCTACGACTACAAAAGTTCCAAAGACGAAAAAAGAACAAGAAACAGTTGATAATATGAAAGCAAAGTTTGATGAACTTTTCACAATATAGGAGAACATTATGATATACGATATATTTTTTGTTTTATTTTTCTTAACAAGTGTAGTATCTGTAGCACTTGTGTATTACTCATTAAAACGAGTAACACAATACGAGGATTTGATAATTCAATTTCAACAGATTATTACATACGCTACAGAGAGAATGAAACTGATAGACGATTCTGGTCACTATGAAGCAGATGACGAAACCGGTTTCTTCTTTGAAGAATTAAAACAATTACAATTACAATTAGATGATATATTTGAAAACGAGGTGAATGATAATGACAACTAAAAAAGATAAAGATGTAAAGTTAAAGAAAGACGGAACTCCACGAAAGAAACCTGGAAGAAAACCGGCTAAGAATAAAAAAATCTATTTTGGAATGGATGTTCAAGATGCGATTGTGAGATACAATTTGTCTGAAAAATCATCACAAAAGAATAAAATCTATCAAGAAGAAATTCACAAAGCGTTTGATAAACTCGCTGAAAATATTATTAATACTTTTAAGTTTAGTTATTTTGATTCACCATTTGAAGATACTAAAGCTGAAGTTGTTTCTTTCCTGGTGATGAATATACATAAATATGACTACACAAAAGGTTCAAAGGCATTTAGTTACTTTTCAGTAGTTGCTAAGAATTATCTTATTCTTCATAACAACAACAATTATAAGAAACTTAAATCTCACGCTGATATTAGTGTTCTTGATAATAAACCAGTTTCAACTGATAGACGAACTTATCTTGAAGATTTGACAGAAGAAGTGATTATCTACTTTGAAGCTAATATCCCAACCTTGTTCAAAAAACGAAAAGATATTGCCGTAGCATATTCAATCATCGAGTTGTTTAAGAATAGAGAGAATATCGAAAACTTCAATAAGAAATCACTATACATTCTTATCAGAGAAATGACAGATGTGAATACATCACATATTACAAAGGTTGTTAATGTATTTAAGAAGAAATATAAAACAATTTTGAATGAGTTTGAACAAACCGGTACAATCGGTAAAGATAAATCTAAATTCTTCTAAACTACAAATAACATCATCTCAATATCAAAGCCCACTTTTAACGAGTGGGTTTTTTATTTTACATCAATTTTTGATATTTCAATATTTATATATGAATAATTACACCTAATTAAGAGAGGTCATATAATGTCAGAAAACAACGAAATATTTGAAGGTAAAACCTTTCAAGACTTAACAAAAGATATCTACGAGAATACCAATAAGAAAAAATTACAGATTGATTTGTTAATATCAGAGATACATGGATTTATCACAACGATTGATGATGTCGTTATCATCGCTCCAATCATAAAAGAATATATGGAAGTAGCCATCAAAAATGATGAACATCTTGTTAAACTCGCTGGTGTATTACAAAGAATTATATCCAAATCAACCGGTGGTATTGATGATGAGAGTATGTTGTTATCGGAGTCAGAAAAAGAAGAATTAATGAACACACTCCAAGATTCAGTTCAAGACTTACAAAATGAAAGTGATAGATTGAATAAGATTAAAGACGATACGATAAAAACTAAAAACGATTTTATGGATAATTAATATGAGTGATGCTTTTATTTTAAAAAAAGGAGTAGGTATTAAAGACGGTACTACGGGTAAAGAAATACAGACACCTATATACATACAATTTGTACCTGGTGTTGTAGCTAAAGTTATTACTTCAACTAGTAAAAGTAAAACATTACCACAAACTGTAAATTCTATCGAAGCGTTTCCACATATTGTTAGTAATTTACATTTTGAAAATCCACTAACTTCATTGGGATTAGATACTAATGAAGATAATAGATACATACCTTTATTTCGTGGAATGACTGATGTTCCATCACAGGGAGATCCTATATTATTGACAAAGATAGGTAAGATTAAATATTATATAGGTCCATTAAATACATTAAATAATAGCCCTAATTTTAATTCAGATGTAATAGTTAACGCATCACCAATGAATCTAAAAGAAACTGGACATTCAAGATTACAAAAAAATAATAATGATGAGTTGGATGGTATAAATCCTAACCATAAGGAGATACATGGTGATTTAATGTTTGAAGGTCGTCACGGTAATAGTATTCGTATTGGTAGTAGAAATGTCAATCCATATATTTTTATCTCAAATGATAGAGGAGTAAATAATGTACAGGAAAGTATAATAGATGGTAGTTTAATAAGTATAACATCAAATGGAACATTACAACAACATTTTGGTGGGTACGAAGATGTAGTAGAAGAAGTATCTGTACCTGAATTTGTATTGGCGTCAGATTGGGTTGAAGGAAATGGTAGAACAATTGGTAACATGATTCAACTTGTAGATTCAAATTCAAAAAATGATTCATATCCATATTTATATGAGTTTGGAAATCAAGAATCAGAAACATCTTTATCAGGTGGTACTAATCAAATGTTATTTCATTCTGATAGAATAATTATAAATTCCAAAAAGAATGACATATTTCTATCATCCTTTAATGATATACATTTAGGAACGGGAAGAAATTTAACTATTTCAACAAATGAAGACTTAATAATTGAATCTCGTAATATTTATTTAGGGAGTCCAACAAATAGAGAAAAACGAGATGAGAAAATGGAGCCGATGGTTTTAGGAACTCAACTATTTGACATATTAACAGAATTAACAGATGCATTATCAAAGATGAAGGGAATGTCATTATACGCACCTGGTCCACCGGTAGATATAAATGTAACGGTCGTAGATGAATCTGGACAAAACCCACCAACACTAACTCCAATTTTTAGTGTATTTGATGGGATTAAAAAGAAATTAGAAAACATAAAAAGTCAATATCATTATATAGAACCAAATGCAAAATAAACGGAGGTCACATGAAGAAGAAAAAAACAATAAGACAGATAGTGAGAGAAGAAGTTGCTTTAGCAATTCAAGAAGTAATAACTGAATTACAACAACCAACACAGATAATGACAGGAGCTACTGGTGAGATTAGAAGAAACAATACACCGAAAAAGAAAATAGTTGAAAAACAAAACTACTCAAACAATTCTGTATTAAATGATGTACTAAATGAAACAGCTCAATCAGAAGAATGGAAATCGTTGGGTGGTAGTAAATTTGATTCATCAAGGATGAATGAATTAGTTGGTGGACAATATGGTGATATGATGAATGACAATCCAAATGGAACTTTAGCAGCTGAAATGGGAGTAAATCCAAATGAAGCTCCTGATTTTCTAAAAAAAGATTATAGAGCTGTGATGAAAGCTATAGATAAGAAAAAAGGAATTTAATGGGATTAAAATCAGATATAATGTTAGCTAAACGAGAAGCGTTGAAAGCACAGGACATTGAAATAGATGAAGCTGATTTTCAAGAAGGTTCTCCAAATGAAATAGAAGCTAGATATATGACAAATGCATTTGTAGATTTCTTGACACATGATGATTTACATTTTACAATAAGTAAATTAAAAGCGTCTGTTGAAATTGAAGAGTTTCATACATTCGAAGCTCTAGATGCTGATGTCAAAAGTGAGAAAGTAGTTAAAGATAAGATAAGTGAAATAAGTTCAGCCAAAACAGGAACAGATTTAATTGTAGGTAAGTTAGAACAATTAAAAGATATAAGTATTCCACTACCAGCTGGTGAAATAAAACCACTATCTTCTATTTTAGGACCATTTATAACAATGTATAAAACATTCTGGAAAACAATTGAAAAGACAGTAACTAAAAGTATTCCGAAATCAGAAGGTGAAGGTGATATCCGAGTAAACCCACAGAGTTACTTAATTGAAGGTGGGAAGAACGGACCAGTTGATGCACGAGGTCACGCTCACATCGGTATAGAAGACCCAGTAAAAAATTCAGATACAATGGATCCAGAAAGTGATGATAATCAAGTAGATTTATATAGAGATAAAATACCAGATGAAATATTAGATTAGGAGAAGATAGTTGGCAATAAAAGATACAACAAGAAAACCATATATAGAAGATAATGATGAAAATATATTTATCGGGATAGACTTACCATTTAGAAAGTCAAATGGTATTGAAGGTTATTTTGCTTCAACATCAACAACGATTGAAGCTGTTAAAAATAATATTCGTAATCTTGTTAATACACATCAAAGTGAAAGATTGATGCAACCTAAACTTGGAATTAATTTAAGAAAGTATCTATTTGACCAATTCACAGATGAAACAGTATTTTCAATTCAAAATGATATTGTTGATACATTTAGAAAATGGTTACCATTTGTTGAAATACAAGATATACAAGTTAGTATGAGTGATAATGATTCCATCGGTAAGAATACGATGAATGTAACAATCGTATTCAATATAACACAAGACCCAAACACATTAGAATCAGTATCTATTGAAATAGGAGAATAGAGTAAATGCCTTCATATAATAAAAAAGAATTTAAAGAATCAAATGTGAAGTATCTAAATAAAGATTTTTCAAGTTTAAAAGGTTCACTTGTAAATTATGCCAAATCTTATTTTCCAAATACATATAGAGATTTTAATGAAACATCACCTGGAATGATGTTAATAGAAATGAGTGCTTATGTAGGTGATGTATTATCATTTTACATTGACCAACAATATCGTGAAATGATGTTACCATTAGCAGAAGAAAGAAGAAATGTTGTTAATATGGCGAAGATGTTAGGATACAAAGTTAAACCAATTGTTCCTGCATATGTTGATTTAACATTTAAACAGGATGTTGCTATTGTAAGTGGAGATGCGAGTAACGTAGATTATAGTGTAGCTGGTACTTTCGATAAAGGAATATCAGTAACATCAACAACAAATTCAGATATAATATTTGAAACATTAGAAGAAGTTGATTTTACAATAACTGGTTCTAATGATGTAGGAGATGGTTCTACACCAACGATAGATTCAAATAGTGGATTAGCAACTCAATATACACTTTCAAGAACTGTTAAAGCCGTGAGTGCTGAAACAAAAACAAAATCATTTGACGTAACATCACCAACAAAATTCTTAAAACTAACTATATCAGACACAAATGTAATTGATATAACTAATGTAACAGATTCAAATGGGAATAAGTGATATGAAGTTGATTATTTAGCACAAGATAAAGTTCCAATCGAAACTCATTATACTTCAAACGATAGAGATAATGCCTATGTAGATTTTGATGGTAATCAATCTGATGTTCCAGTTCCATATTCACTTGAATATATAAAAACAAGTAAAAGATTTATAACAGAAATAAATGAAGACAACACAACATCATTAGTATTCGGTAATGGTATATTAAAAAATGGAACAACTCTTGATGGTGGATTTTTAGATTTAGAACAAGCAGGAATCTCAATTCCAGGACAAACAGATGATTTAGTTTCATCAATCAATCCATTACTTGGAGATGAATATTCTACATTAGGAGAAACACCAGTTCAAACAACTTTAACTGTAACTTATAGAGTTGGTGGTGGTATATCATCTAATGTTCCAAAGGGTGATTTAACATCATTGGGAACAACATCATTGACAGGTGGTGCTGGTTCAATATCATCAGTAACAAACAACATTCCAGCAAGAGGTGGAAAAAATCAAGATAGTATTAATGAGATACGAGAAAAAACAAAAGCGTTCTTTACAACACAAAATAGAGCAGTAACAAAAGAAGATTACGAAGC